GATAAAGCCTACTCAAGCTATGGTATTGAAGTACCTAAAGGCACATTAATGGTAACAGCTCAGGTAACTGATAAAGACTACTATAATGAGCTAGTGAAGAATGAGCAGATAGGATTCTCAATAGAGGGATTCTTAGGCTTAAAACTAAGTAATCAAATAAATAATAAATATAATATGAAGTTACCTGATGGAGAACATCTAATCGAGGGTAAGATCTACATCGTAGTTGATGGAGAAGTTACTGAGATTAAAGATGCACCTGTTGTTGAAGAAGAAGCAATGACAGAAGAGATTGCACTAGAGACAGTAGTAGAAGAGGAAGTAATAGAGGAGACACCTGCCACAGAAGAGATGGCTATTGATCCTGCTGCTGATGCTGAAGCTATACTAGCTATAGTTCAACCTGTAATTGATGAGCAAATCAATGCTATTATAGCAATGATAGCTGATTTAAGAAATCACATGGAGGAAGTAATGTCTGAAGGTGAGGAAGTAGTGGAAGTAGAAGCTACTAAGTTATCACAGCATGATAAATTCAGTATAGTAAGTAAATTTTTAAACAATAATAACTAAATAAAAAACAAAAAAAATGAGCAAAAAATTAAGATTTGACTTGGATATTGCTAACAGTGCATTATTACAAGCTAACAGCGAAGCATTCTATAGCCGAGCTTATTTGAATGAGGAAGTAGCAGACAACTACCGTACACTACCAGGAGTCAAAGTAAAGACTAAAATTTCTAATGTAGTATTTGGACAGGTATTGCAGGCAGAAAATTGCGGATGGAACTCTTCAACTGATACACTTGCATCTGTAGAAATAAATGTAGAGGGATTATCAGCTATGGCAGAAATTTGTCAATTTGACCTAGAGCAGTCTTTCGTATCATTACAAATGACTAAAGGATCTAATGGTGATTTTACTGTTGCATCTTTCATGGATTACTATTGGAATGAGATGTCATTAACTATTGCTGAGAACATTGAGAAATTACGTTGGTCAGGTGATACTACATCAGGAACTCCTGCTCTTGCTTTATGTGATGGATACAAAAAAGGATTAGTTGCTGATGCTGCTAATGTAATTGAAGTAGGTGGAGCTACACCTCCAGCTGTTAATGCAGGAAATGTACTTGCTACATTGGCTACAGTTTATGCTGCTATCCCTCCTGCTGTAATTGCTAATCAAGAAGAGTTACGAATCTATGTATCTTCTCCTGTAGCTACTGCTTATCGTGCTGCTGTTGCTGCATCTAACACTCAAGCTAACTTGACTCAAGCTCTAGACTTTACTTACTTAGGTATTAAGATGGTATTGTGTCCTGGAATGCTTAGTAAGTCTACTATCGTTGCTTCACCTCGCAAAAATTTCTTATATGCATTTGATGCTGAAGGTGATGGTAAAGCATTACGAGCTATCAACTTAGCTGATACTGTTGCTACACCTGTTATTAGAACTCGTGCAAACATGAAAATCGGATTTAAGCACGTTAATGGAGCTGAGATTGTATTCTACAACTCTGCATCTTAATTAACTAATTTATAAATCGAAGGGAGTGAAAGCTCCCTTTACTTAAAACTTATATTATGCCTTTAGGATGCGATGCCTTAGAAACGATAACAAAATCCTGTGACAACAACATAGGAGGAATTAGAAAAATATGGTTAAATGATCAAGAGAATGTAACTAGTCCAACTGCAGTAGCAGGTCTAATATCTACATTAGTTGTATCTGTAGATTATACTGAATTTGAGATTAACAGAAATACAGGTAACTATACAGAAGATACTGCAGTAGATCTAATCAATGGATCTTCATTTGTAACTCAGACTATTACTTTAATGTTTAATAGAAGAGAAGCAGCTAAATCAGAAGCTATCAATATATTAGCATCAGGTCAAAGATACTTGAGTGCATTAGTATTAGATGCAAATGAGAAGTATTGGTACTTTGAGAATCTACAATTAACTGCTACAGGTGAAGGATCAGGCACAGCTCGTGCGGATGGCAGTAAATATTCCGTTACACTACTTGCGGAAGCAAATTTCCTCGCTAGTGAAATAACTTCAGGAGCTGTAGCATCAGTTACTCCATAACCTTAACACCCTAATAATTAAAGCTCTGCATATTGTAGAGCTTTTTTTTTAAACATTTTTTGACCTTAGTATAATATAGTTATATGATATACATAAAAAAAGATGAGGTCAATCAGATAATCCTTACACTCACTGAGGTAAGTACACTGCCGAATCCTTATTATTTGTTTGTCTTTCAGAATGAAATGGACAAACTTTCTGCACCTATTACATTCTATACTCCTGATAGCTCAGCTTATCCTGAAAGATTCAATCAGTTTTTATTGGATGAGCCTGTAGATTTGGAACTAATCAAAGGACAGTATACATATAGCATCTATGAGTCACATATCACACCTCCAACTATTGCTAACTCTACAGGAGTAGTGATTGAAGAGGGTAGGATGGTAGTAAGTGGACCAATAGTACAATCAATTTATGAGTAATTATGGCATTAAAAGACTTTTTTAAAACAGTAAAGCATGAAATAGTAGAGGGATATCAATCATTCTCTACTCCATTCCTTAAAGTAGGAGGTGCTAATTTAACTCTACCCTATGTTAATGGTAGGAATCAGACTAATGGCTACATCCCCTTTGGTCAGGATAACCTATTCCCTGAGCTACTCAATCAGATATTCTACTCATCACCATTACATGGCTCTATTGTAGGGTATAAAGTGAATGCAGCTGTAGGTGGTGGATTTAATATAGTAGCTGATAGACTTACTCCACAGGATAAGCTAGAGCTATATACATTAGAAAGAAAATTAAACATTAAAAAAGTAGTACCTGCTGTAACTCAGCAACTAATACTGCACAATAGAGTTTATTTCAAGCTATGCTTTGATGATAAGATGAAGCTGACTAAGATAGTTAATCTATCCCCTGAGAAACTTAGAATAAACTTAGACCGTAAGAGATACTATATTTGTGATGATTGGTCTAGTAGGATTGGAGTACAGGAGATAAGGAGATACACTCCTACCTCTAGAGATTATGAGCAGTTATTTGTATATGAGGTAGATAGCATTGGTCAGGATTTTTATTCTTTGCCATCCTATACATCAAGTTTAAATTATGCATTTTTGAGTGGCGAGCTTTCATATTTTGCTAAAAGTAATATACAAAACTCAATCTTTCCATCCTTTGCTATGATGTTTCCTAAAAAACCTCAGTCTGAGGAGGAGAAGAACATGATACGAAATACCCTCGACAGGCTTAAAGGAGCGGCAAATGCTGGGAAAGCTGTAGCTTTTTTTTCAAATAATGCAGAGCAAATGCCTAAGATTGAGGCGTTACCAAATAATAATAATGATGGTCTATTTCAAGAGGCATCACAGCTGAATACTGAGCAGATTTGTTTCTCTCACACCATTGATCCTATACTTATGGGTATTCGTACTACAGGCTCACTAGGTAATGGCTCAGATATTAAGCAGGCTTACATCATATTTGAGAAAAATGTAGTAATGCCATTGAGAGATATGGTATCTGACATCTTTAATGAGCTGTTATTCATAGCTAAGATAGATGCAGATTTCACTATTAATAACTATCAGATAATTAACGAGGCAATTGTAGAACTTGAGGGAGATACCTCTAAGACTAATGATGCACTTAATAGTCTATCTCCTTTGGTAGCTACTAAAGTACTTGAGACCATGACAGAGAATGAGATTAGAGCCTTAGCATCACTACCTCCTGTACCTGGAGGAGATAAAAGCAAAACACAAATTGCACAAACACCTATACTATAATGCTATACTTTATAACAGAAACTTACTTAAAGAATAACACACCCATTACAGCTAATGTAGATGTAAACAATGTTACTCCTTACTTAGCTACTCAAGCTCAGCTTAGAATCATGCCTATCTTAGGTACTACATTCTATAATGACTTGCTTACTAAGTATAATGCTCAGACTTTATCACCTGATGAAGAGGATCTAGTAGCATTCATACAGCCTATTATAGCATGGAGAGCAGCAGAGGATGCTGTATTCGGTCTATCTTTACAACTTAAGAATAAAGGTCTACAGACTCAGTTTGGAGATAACAGTGCATCGGTAGATAGAAGTACTATAGCATTCTCAATGGAGCATTATGCACAAAAGGCTGCATTCTTTGAGCAGAGATTGATAAGATATCTACTTAAAAATAGGGCTTTATATCCTGTATTCACTAGCACAACTAACAGAGATACTGACCTTAGACCTATGATTGATGGCTGTAGCTGTTTATCTAATGGCTTGCTAGAATGTAATGGTCTATGTGGAGGAGCAGGTAACAATGGCTACAACAATTCAATCTTAATTATATGAAGCACTCAGGCATCTTATCATTCTTAACTTTTGGCTTTGGATATCTTTCAGGGATCTCTTTAGTATTTGCTGATCCAATACATTTTAAATTCTTAGGATGCCTACTAATATCTTACTTTACTTTTTTACTAGTATCTGAAATAGAATCTAAACAATGAAAGCACAATTATCTTTATTAATACTATCAATACAATCAGAACTTTTGACACTTATATCTATTTGCTTTGCATTTTTTTTACCTATATCAGGCATTCTAATAATGATAGGAGTATTAATATGTATTGATACTTTTACAGGTATATGGAAAGCTAATAAAGTAGGAGAGAAAATAACTAGCAGAAAGCTATCATCTATTATAAGCAAGTTAGCACTTTATGAAATAACTGTGATTATGTTCTTTTTAATAGACAAATTTATTCTTAATGATATAATCCTCACTTTTTTTAGTGTACCATTTATGCTTACTAAAGTAGTAGCATTGGTGCTAGCTAGTATAGAGGTGATGTCAATCAATGAGAATTATAAAGTAGTCAAAGGCATAGACCTATGGCAATCAATGAAGTTATTATTTGCTAGAGCTAAGGAAGTTAAAGAGGACCTAAACAAATTAAAATGACTAGATGGGAACTTACCTCTAAATATGGTACTGCTAATGTAACAGGTGCAGGATATTTAGTAAAGATTAAGCTACCATATCCTATGCGTATAGCTTGGGACTTAGACAGCTCAGTCAATTCTATGATGTGCCATAAACTTGTAGCAGATAATTTTACAGCTGTATTCAATGAGCTTTTAGCTACCTATGGATATGATAAGATTAAGGAGTTAGGCATAGATTTATTCGGTGGATGTTTTAACTATAGAAAGATGAGGGGAGGTACAGCTTTATCTATGCACTCATGGGGGATAGCAATAGACTTAGATCCTGCTAGAAATCTACTCAAAGAATCATCGAAAACTGCAAGATTTGCAAGACCTGAGTATCAGAAGATGATAGATATATTCTACAAGCATGGCTTTATATCTTTGGGAGTAGAGAAAAACTACGATTG